TTTGTTAAAGCAGCCTTTACAGACGGGCTGTAGTCTTTCATGATCATCACCTTAAATAAGCTGTGGTTGAATTTTGTTGCGATATTCTTCACGCTTGGTGCGCAGAATTTCGTAAACACGAATTTGATTGAGTTCAGGACAGTATTCTTTTCGTATCTTTTCTACTGGCCAGTTGTGGTTGTGCCACAAGCGAAACATTTGAATGTCTCGTAGTTCTTGTTGAAGGCGCTCACCGCGTGGCAAGTATCTACACTCACCACCTTGGTAATGCGCTATTTCTGCGATAAGTTGGCAGCTCAGCTTGTACGCCTTGTTATCTTCGATATTTGCCTTTTTAAGGCGTCGCTCACAAATTAAAACCAATGCCCACAAGTGCTCTTTGTATCTGGCCATGGCTAGTGCTTTGTCGTCAGCTAAATCCGGCAGGTGCTCCAATAGTGAGTCAAAGTCATCGTCAAAATCGAACTGCTCTTGATTGCTCACGGCATCAGCTCCTCAAAAGCGCTTTTTACGTACTCGTAAGGCGCTTTTTCTGTACTCCACACCTTTCTATGACCTTTCAACACGGTGTACCCTTCAGCAATGAGTTTTATTGCCATCTCACGTCGGTGCCAGTTCTTTAGTGACTCCAGTACTTGTGCCAAGCTCTCATCTTTCAGCCAGCCCACGTGCGACACGTTAACAATGCGAGACACATAGGCGTCTAATGCACTCTCAGAACCGTCTCGCACAAAACCTTGCTGATACATGGTTATCCAAATAGCACGTATTTTGTCTATTCCCGTACCTTTAGACTTGGGTGACAGTCTGCGTCCAGAAGATGCTTTTCTGACTTTGAACCCTTTATCTTTCATTTCGTCCATGACGCGCTCAAGCTGTTCTACGTTCATGCCTGCGCATGAATTCGTCCCTGTAACGCGTTGAAGCAAGTTGCGGTAACTGTCCTCATCCATTTTGAGCTGCGCTTTTGCGACATGAATTTTGGTAATTAACCCGCGCTTGATAGACATTTATTCGTCTCCGATTGGCAAGCTGTCAGCCGCGCCTTGAAAGAACGCTTGAGCAAACAGCAACGCTGCAACTAAAAGAGAAAACGCACCTCCCCAGTTGCATCCGAAGTAAAAGCAATACGCCGTGGCGTAAAGAAACATCATAAATAAACAAAGACGTAGCATGGTTTTCTCCTTTCCCTAAACAAAGCCCTGAACATTCAAGGCTTTGGTTAAGGGCCCCGAAGGGCCGCTCGTTAGTTAGCTGGCATTATTTCTAGCCACTTTTCGTTGTTGCTTTCGTCGTGATACACATTCATCACGTAAGTTTCTTCTACGCCATCAACGTCTGGCGGCAGCTGCGCAACGGCTTCGGCTAGCTCTCGTTTCGAGCCAATGTGGGTTCGGCTAAGCACTTTCGGTTGGTTGCTCATTTTTCAACTCCTTGCTGTCAGTAGTAATGTCTGAGATATCCAGGGCAAGCTGGCGATACGTGCCATCTTCAAGACGGAAATAAATGCGGAAGTACTCAGCACTGCTATCAACCTCAATGGCGTCAGCCAGTGCGGTCATGGCCAGTTGCCATTGCTCGTCTTGAATATTGTGTTGGCGAAGGCTTAGTACCTTGGCAGCGCTAAAGCGCCCGTGCTTGTCGGTTTTAAATGCGCCTTGCACAATGGCTTGAAGGTTCTTGTTGCTGCCTTTCGACCAGCGTTTGATGCACTCGTCAATCATTGCTTTTGCGGCAACAAGGTTTTCGTTGAAACACAATCTGTCTTGACGGCTGCGCTCAATCTTTATGCGACGGTCAAAGCTATAAAGCGTGACATTGCCTTTGGTACCGCCCAGGCGTTTGTCATAATTCTTCATTGCGTGACTTACAAACTCAGCAACGTCTCGCTTCAACTTTTTGGTGAACGCTTGTAGTTCGTCATGCACCAAAATTGCGTTAAGAAAGAGCTCTCTCGTTAATTTGTCGCGCTCAATCTCAAGCGGCTTGATGCGGTCTTTGCGGCGTAGGTTGCCCTCACCATCTTCCATAAAACCTTGCGGGGCTTCTGGTTGGGCAATTTGATAAAGCTTGTCGATAGATGTCATGCGTTTAATTCCTGTTGTGGTTCTTCATTGGTTAAGTGCCATTGCACCGTGCAGCCGTATAGTCGTGTAGCCATCATGTGACAGCGGCCAGTGTGCGTTCCCGTAATTGAAATCAATGTTCCTTTTACCCGCTTGTCTCTTGGCGGAAGGATATTGATAACGGTGGATGTGTCTTTGATAGACAGGCCAGTGATGGCACACCCTTGCTTGATGAGGTGCGTCATCGCCAAGCTCGCCTTATCCACTCTTTTCTTAAAAGCAGTGTTGTAAGCGTTCATTGCTTGCTCCTGTGTATGCAGTTTTGGCACGCTCTAAAAAGCCTGACGCGCTGCGGGTTACTTGCCGAAAACGGTCTTATCTGTTCGTTTAAACAGCGTTTAACCGCTATTGAACCAAGCACTGGACAGGTCACTGTTAAATTTGCGTACGCTGCCAGTACTTTCTTTTCAATATTGCTAATGCTTCCTGGATACTTTTCATTGAGTACCTGCGAAAGCGTGGTCTTACTCATGCCCGTGTCTAACTCAACTTGACGACGACCCAATTCCTTGACCTTGTTCGCTAATAATTCATACCAATCCATGTTTCCTCACTTAGCCGCCGTGGTTGCCATCACCATCTTTTTAAGGTTTTGGTCAAACAAACCATCTTGCCGTGCAATCGGATACATATGCCCCGTATTGCTTAACAGTCTGTAACGGTTATGCCAGCCTCGGCGTCTTGCCATTGGTGCTCGTTTGTTAAATGAGCTGATTTTTACAACATATTGAAAGCGGCACAGGTCTGTGAGGTAGCGCTCCACACTGCTTTTGCTGCACTGTGCTAAAGCCATAATTTCAGGAATGGTGAACACTTCTAGGTACCGCATCGCCTGCCAAATTTTCTGACGCTTCGAACGTGGCTGAGGACTAGTTGTGTTTTTTCCTGGCAAATGTGGCTTAGCACGAGCAACCTTGGCGTAAACGACCGGGTTAGCTTTTCGATTTACCGTTGTTACTGCACCTAGCTGTTTAAGGTGGTCTATAACCATCTGTGCCTGGTGCAATGAAACTTCCATTTCTTTAGCCAGCTCTGTCGAATGAAAGTCTGGCTGTGCTTTTATCCACTCCCAGCTACGCTGGCTGAGGGTTTGTGACATATTTACAGCTCCGCGACAGGGAAGAATTGACGGCCCGCCCATTGATCAGCATCAATGGTGTTTAAGCTGTTCGACTTGGCGAACTTCTCAATGCTGGCAAGCCCAGTAGTGATGCGACGAAAGTTGCCTTTTGATGCATCTAACAGTTCTTGCAGTAAGTCGGGGGCAATTACTGTGTGCTCGACCAGCTCGCTCGCCATAATTGAAATGTCTTCCTCGTCAGCCTTTTGAAACTGCACGTGCTGACTAATGCGCCCGAACAGTTGCGGAAGACGCTTTATCTTTTTGGGAAGGTGTTCATACCCGATTAAAACAATGGGAACGCCTGACAAGTCGTAAATGTCGCGGATGGTTTCTAGAACTTCGGTTTTGTCAGCGAGGTAGTCCGCTTCATCTATAAAGAGCGGTTTGCCCGTTAGCGCCAGTTCTCTAACAATGAAATTAATCATGTCTGCCTTGCGCTGACGTTTATCTAACCCTAAGTCCTGTGCTAGTCGCTCTAGTAACGTGCCCATCGTGTCGCTTTTTAAGCAGCGCACTAAAATGCCGTCAGCTTGAACAAACAAAAACGCACCTGCAGTAGTTTTGCCTAACCCAGCTTGGCCCGAGAATAAGGCCATGGCGGGTGAGCCTTCTTGCGCCGCTTGTTCAACGGTTTGATAAGCGTCAAATGCGGCCATGACGTTTTTAGTTTTTGCTGTGATTGCCTTCATTGGTTATTTCCTTTGCTTTCGTTTTGGGTAAAAAGTTTGTCTATCATCTGAGCCGAACGTTTGTTCTCACGGCGGTACTGATGCAGCCACGCTTTTTCGGTGGGGCCTAAGCGGCCATCAATATTAAGTTGTGTGTAATGGCGCGCCTTGTGGTGCTCGTTTTGATAAATGGGCTCACCACTGTTTCGAATGGTTTCGATAGCATTGAGCTCGTCTCTGCGTTGTGCCAGCTCGTCTTTGCGTTCAGCTGAATAGCCTTCTTTTTTCGGCTCTGCCTGCGAAATAGAACTTATGATCCCAGATGAAACCTGCTTCGATGGTTTTGGGAAGGACTTAAGGCCCTGGGTCTGCGATTCGCGATACGCCAAGAACTTTTGAGCAACGTCTGATACATCGAATTCCTTCGAGGCTTGCTTGATTGCCTCCCGCTCATTGCGAAGCCTGGCGCGTTGAATTCGCTTAGCTTCTTGAGCGTGCGTCATCGTGATTTCGTTATCGACCAGCTCAGGGTTAAATGCCTCGCAGATAAACTCGCGTTTTATCGGGTCAAAAACATAAATCTTGCCAATGTCATCGGGGTTAAATCGACAATGGACACGCTCACCGATGTGAGCGCCAAGTTCAGCGTGAATGTACTCAACACCCTCAACGCTGATGCCTTCTTTACCAACGGTTCTGAATCCTTTTTGACTAGGTACCGGCGCAAGTAAAACGTCTAAAAGCCTTTCGTTATCTAAACGCTTAATCGTTTGCTGATGCTGAGTGAATTTCTCAAATGGTGTGCACTTAAGCTCACTGTGCTCGGTGTGGTCGTAGTGGTAATCAAGCCAAGAGTTAATGAACTTTTCGAAGTCAGTTGACGAAACAGATACATCGAGAGCAACTCTATCTGCGCCTTTCTCCCTGCGTTCTATTAAGCGCTGTGCGAAGGTCAGACGGGCATTTATCTTTTCACGATCACTTACGTTATGACCAATGTAGCCGGAAAGCATCTCTGCAATACCATGGCTGAACGTTCTGAAGAAACGCTCTATGAAAGGCTTTTCCCAGCCGCTGTAAGGATTGGTAATTTGGTTGTGAATGCCTAGTGCGTCCCATATCGCGAAGATATGCGCAGAGCAATAGTCAGCACCGTTGTCTGTTCGAGCAACTTCTGGAATGCCCCAATCAAGGATCGTATTGCGAATTAAAAGTGCAATACCTTCGGCATTCGATGTAGGTTTTAAAACAACTTTTACACGTCGTGTAAACACATCAATTACACCAATAATTGAGTATCTACCATCGGTAAGCATTACGTCGGCTGGTGTGCTATCAAATTCCCATAGCTGGTTGATGCGCTCGACACCTGCGCTGCGACTGCCGAATGCGGCCATGTGTTTATTCTGCCAGCCACTTGCATCCATAAGAGATAAGAAAGTGGTTTTGTTCTCGTCTTTCCACTTGCGGAGCCAATCTCTGCAAGTCGATGGTGAAGGCGTTGAGTATTTTCCCTCAAACTCCATCTTAAGAAGTTCAGATAAGCGCTGGCCC